TTCTTCTGGCGCTTCAGACACCTTACGGTCTCTATCGGCTTTCGGTGTATCGTCTACTACCTCAATCTCTATTTCGTTATTTGAGGTATCAGGTTTAGCTTTAGATACGGGAGTATTACCAGATATATCTACAGTAATAGCACTAGAGGGTTCTATCTCAATATCGCCGCTATCGGGGTTTGGAAACTCAAACTCTACTTTCTCAAAAGGCATTAAATAACTCCTACGCTCGTGATACACCACGGGGATCTTTAACAGTAGCTTCAACAGAATCATCATTCATTAGACGATATTCCTTGCCACCAACCATAAACCTAGTACCTGTATTAGCACGAAACATGATATAATCACCTACTTCACACCAAGGTCCAGTAGAAAACCTATCTTTGTCGCTATAGGCTTGAGCACCCATATCTAGTACAAGTCCAACCATAGACATGATTGTTTCATGGTGCATAGTCGTTACAGATTTTAGGATTTTCGTATCGCTGTAGGTATCTTCTACTTCTGGCATAGCTACAAGTAAGTGATAACCAACAGGAATAGGTAACTGCGCTTCCAACTCTTGATCATTAATTTTGACAAGTTTGGGTTTAGTTGCTGCTTTAGTCATCTTCATCTTCCATATAATTGCGCGAGAGGTCTTCTACTAGAGAGCGTGCGGTTTCAAGACCCCGGACCAAACCACACACATTTCTATATTCAGCGAAGTCTTTTGAACCACCACCGATAAGAAATTCTACTGCAGAGGATTTTTGTTCCTCGATACGTTCTATAAGCACGCCAAAGACGGTATTAGCCATAACCTACTGCTATCCCCTGTTATTTGTTGAAGGAGATGTTACTATCTTGAATATTTCAAGATCGAGTTTATCCGCGTCTTTTTGTGTATTAGTATCAATCTTTAACTTATCTTTCTGAGCACTTAACATTAATTCAGCTTTATCCAGTTCAGATTGTTGCGCTGATATAGCTATATCGGCCTTATCTTTCTCGGCCTTCCGCAATAGATCTGCTTGTTGTAGCTGGGAATCGGCTTGATCTTTCTGGGATTTACGATCCACATCAGACTTCTTAATCGCCACTTCTTCACGGCGAAGCTGCAAGATTGGGTCTTGTGCCTGTTCTTGTGCTTCCTTCTGTGCCTGTTGCTGCTGATGTGCTTGGGTAAGTTGTTTACCAGCATCTGCAACAAGTTGTGCGAGATTGACTTCGATCTCTTCGGGTAATTCTTTATCGGGATGTGGTAATGGTACTCCAAGACGCTCCTCAATCTGTTTGCGGTAACTAAACCCTAGATGTTCAGCTATATGTGCCTGTAGAGACGCCATAATCTGCTGTGCTTGTGGGTTCTGCCCAATTGTCTGCGCAATCATAGGGTCCTGCATGAACGAAGTGTGCGTGGTAATATGGGCGTCGTGGTCTTGGTATAGGAACGCCCGTAAAGGTTTCCCAACTAACGCTGCCATATTCTCACTAACAGGATCAGTAGGTGTGATATCATCTTTCACAGGAACTAACTTGTCAGCGTTCTTTACCCCCAACACTTCTATCATCTGTCTATGCAGTTGGGGTAAGTCGTATATCTGTGGGGCAGACTGGGACATCTGTAATACAGCCTGATACTGCACTACGCGCTGGGCCATAGTAGAGCTATTAGGGTCACTTACAGGGATGACATCAACGCTGTCATAGTCGGATTTACGTGCCCCAACTTCCCCACGGAGAGGTACGTACGCATAGTCCTCAGATGCGTACTCTGCCATGATGGTCTTGAGGAGCTTAAACTCCTGTTTCATGGCGTAATGGACGCGTGCCTGCACTGCTGCCATAGGTTTAAGCGTACGCTCTAACAGGGCCAGTGTGGTGCCCACAGGGGCATTTGCGGACATATCAGAGATATTCATGTCACTAATAGCGCCAAGCCTACGACCTTCAGTCGTAATCTGGTTAAGAAGTGCTAATAATGTCTGGCTAGGCTCCTTATAAGGAAGGAAAGTGATATTATCCCGTATAGAGCCACTAGGTACATCTACATCACGGAACTCACCCGGCTCGATGGGAGTATCATCCCCTTTTATCCTAAGACCCCGTGACTTCAGGCCCCCCGGAAGGTTTGATAGCGTACCGGCATCTACAAGCTGACGGACAATAGAAGTACCTGCTCTAGCATACCCACCAATAATATGTATCAGCCCAAGACCATAGAACCCAAACCCCGGTACATAGACATAATGTACGAAATGCTGGCGTTTGAGCTTGAGGTCGTCTTCAGGGTCCCAATTCCGGCGTATAGCTAGAATATTAGAGGTACCCCGCTCAATAGTAACAACATAGGGCTTTGCAATCTCATCTTCACAATCATCGAAGCCTTCGATGACAAGATCAGCGTGTACCTCATATATAGTGTACCGGTCATCATCGGTTATAGAATAACCACCCTCCTCGGCCTTACGTTCTTCAATATCCGTACGAAAGGGTTGAGGATCACCTAAATCGGTGTCCAGATAGAACCCATTTACCTGTAACTTCTTTAGGTCATTTTTAGTCTTACGCATAATATGCGTAACACGTTCCGCACTTTCTATATGAGATGCTCCATAAGGAACTATGACATCTTCAGCGGGTATATAGATGGCGGTTTGTCGCCCTATATTAGGATCAAAGTAGACCTTCTTAAACGCGGACCCAGCAAGACCCAGACTATACAGCATACGCTCATGCTCAGGGCGGTACTCAACCATACGCTCCGTAAGCTCGTAGTTCATATCTGCTTTTACACGCGCAGCAGCCTCATCTTTCTCTTTGGTCTCTTCCCCCAGGATTTTAGTTCGTACTGGCCCTGCTGCGGGGAAAGTCTCGCTCATTGTCTCTGCTTGGAAACGAATAGCTGCTTCTGAGAGTACGGTAGAATAGACACCACACGCCCCATCCCACGGATCAGTACGCTCCTCGTACTTAAAGCCCAGTACATCAAGGCCCTTTACAAAGGTATCAGCCCACTCTTTTCGGCTATCTATATCGGCGTCTACAAGGCCAGTAATATCATCGGCTAGCTTCTGGAGTTCATCCTCCTCCATATCCTCTGCTAGATTACTGTCAAACTCATCCTCCTCATCCTTACCCCCACCTGCGTCAGGGACGAGCATTATCTCTACGCTACCGTCATCGAGAGTAACCATCTCAGGATTGATAGCTTCAATTTCAAGATCTACTTCAGTGCCTTCGGCTTGCATATTCTCAGGTAAAGGACTTAACGCTTTTTCAATAGCCATAATCTAATTCCTTGGCTTCATTATGTTGTATATACGTTCACTAACAGGATCAGGGTAAGACACACGATCTTTTTGTTCCGGTGGTAAAGTAAGGATATCCCCAGGATAGATTAAACCTCGCTTTTTTGCATCTCTTAACCCACCTATTTGTTCGCGATCAACACCCTGTTCCCTAGCTATTTTAGACAGAGTATCACCTGCTCTAACTATATAATCCCTATCTAGAATAGAATCAGACTCTAATTCAGGTGTGCCGGGGGGTAATTCTACTACTCTTAATGCATCTGCGACTACTTCATCTGGGTTTTTAAATTCTTCACTTACTGCGGCTTCCCCTAACTCTTTACCATACCTATCTATAGCATTGCTGGTTGCTTTCATTCTTTTTGCAATATGACTTGTCTTCCCGTCTTTTTCTTTCGCTTTCTCGGAAACATACTCATTATTTATTAGAAATTCTTTGGACGCATCTGAAAAGCTGCCCTTATTAAATAACTTAACTGTGTTGGGACTAAGCCCTAAATCTCCGCGATATGCCGACTGTACGAGTTCTTTCCGAAGATACAGTGGTAGTGAATCATACCCAGAAATTGTATTCCTTGCCTGCTCCTCAAATATAGCAAAAACTTCCTTAAAGGGTTTACCCTTATGGAGTCCAACTTGACCTACACCTCCAGTGGATATCCCTTTCGTGTCATCATAATCACCCGTGGAATAGCCCTCTAAAGATACAACATGGCGTTGTATAGGGGTAAGTTTACCTTCTACCTTCTCTACAGCGGCTATAGCCGCCTTTCCATGTAAAATCTTACCTTCAGCCATTTTAATAGTATCCGCCTTGACGATATTTAAAGAAGCGTTGTTCTTCAGGTTCATCTGTAGGTAGGCGTATGAATCCGCCTTGGCGGAACCGCATGAGAGCCATAATAGTAGAGTCAACCAGATCATCATGACTCATAAACGGGAACCCCGCTACCTCCTCTACAAGCTCTTCAGCCCACCGTGTGGACGGTACCCAGACTAGTTCAGAAGCTACGATATCAGCCACAGAGTTTAACCGAGCTAACTTATCTCCCGAACCCCTGTGGGGTGTATACTCCTGTACAGGTAACCCCATCCTGCGCATCTCCTGATACAACGCTGTACCAGAACTTTTCTTCTCTACAATAAAAGCATCTGGCTCCCAACTGGAATACTCTTCCATAGCCATTTCTTTTAATTCAGGAAACTCCATACGCCTCTTTATACTGTTTAACAGGATTATGCTGTGAGCGCTAGTGGTCTCATTTAAGAAGACACCCCACGTCGTAAGGGCTGTAAAGTCGGCTCGGTTGTGTGATTCTGCAGCGGCGTCTAGTGACATTATAATGTATTCACAAGGAGGTGCGGGTTCATCCCCCCACTGCTGCCACCAATCCCTCTTTATAATAGAGGCTTCTTCTGCTGTAGGCTCCTGCTGATACTGAGCGTTCCACTGAAACGCGGGCATTGAAGCTTTGGTACGATGTAGTGCTTTAAGATCGAAAAACTCAGGCCATAGAGGTTTTTCGGTATATCCAGACCCTTCTTTCTTAGCTATCTCCAATATTGCGGGAAATTCCACTATATCATACTGATCTGCCCCTGCATTATGGGACATATCGTTCACAACACGCCCTGTCAGGTCATCCATATGCCATCTAGTCTGTACGATTGCAACGCTTCCACCCGGCATTAAGCGCGTTCGTGCACCGTAGGTAAACCACTCGTACGCTTTTGCAAAAACGTCGAAGTTTCCGTTTATAACGTCTTGCTCGGAATGAGGGTCGTCGATCAGTAAGAGATCCGCTCCACGCCCCGCTATAGAAGAACCAATACCACACGCGTAATACTCTCCACCTACACTTGTATTCCACCTACCAGCGGATTTTGAGTCAATTGCCAACGAAACAGTAGGGAAAATGGCCCTATAGTCGTCTGTAGCTATCATATTACGTACTTTACGCCCGAAATCTACCGCCAAATCGGTAGTGTGGGACACCATCATCACTTTTTTGTTCGGATTTCGACCTAAATACCACGCTGGGAACATAATTGAGACTAATTGGGACTTACCATGTCGGGGAGGTATGTTAACACATATACGATCCTTGTTCCCCTGCTCTATATCCATCAGCATATCGGCCAACATGCGGTGATGTTTACCTACTGTGTAGTCAGGTTGCATGTGTTTACAGAATGCGATCAAATCTTTGTGCGCTTCTAGGTTGTATTTGCGTGTAGCAAGCTCATCTACGAGAGTATCTATCTCTTCCAGCTCTTTCGGAGTGTACTGATCGAGATTATCCAGCATTACCTGGACCTCATCCTCAGTAAATTCAGAGACACTACTCTCCAGCACTCTCTTTTACCTCACTACCCAACCCCAACTCGGCATCTACGTCAATAACCTCACCATCTAGGACAACCGCGTCGTCATCACCTTCAGGATTTACTAGTTTTGCTAGTTTTGCGCGTAATTTATCCCTTAAATCATCTGTAGATTGATGCATTACAGTAATTTCGGTCTTTTCAGAGAAC